CAGATCGTTACGGCGGATAACGCCTATGTGCAAGTCCTGGGACTCGATGGAACCGCCACGGGTCACCTGATCGGCATCGCGCAGGGCGTTGACGCAGCGTAGTTCCTTGTATGGGGGGCTGGCTTATCGGCTGGCCCCCGTTTTAGGGGAGGTGAGGCTAATTTATGACTTGCTATCAATGCGGACAACAGTATCAGGGGATACATGTTTGCGGAGGAGCATTTGACCCGCGCCCCGACGTGGTAAGGCTCGCGGGATGTAAAACCACGTAACCAGGAGAGACATGGCCTATCCCTTGGAAGTCTACAAACCGGGAGCGTATCGAGTGATTTGGTCGCCGGAAGAGCACGCACAAGCGAAAGAAGAAGGCTGGGGCGATCAGAAAGACCCAGATCAGGAGCCGCGGTATTCGGCAATGCACGAAATCGCAGAGGACATCAAGGCGGGAACCTTCCCCAAGCGGCGCGGCAGACCGCCCCGAGTTCAATCTGAGGTGGCCTAATGGCTAATACAGTAGCAGACCTGATCGACGAGGCTTTCATAGATCTGGCGGTGATTCAGCCCGGGGAAACCATCTCCGCAGACATGCTGGCGAATGCGTTTCGGATGATTAACCAGCTTATCTCCAGTTGGAGCGGAGAGCGGTTAGTCAACCCCAATCAGACCCATGGCAACTTCACGCCATCGGCTGGAACGTCAAGCTATACCTTCGGAGTGGGTGGGACATTCAACACCGCGGCGGTGCCAGTTCAGGTGACAGGTTGGAGTCAAAGCAGCGGAAACTTCTCAAACGGCGGAAAGATCATCTCGTATGACGAATTTCGCACTAAGACGCTGAACGCGACGGCGCGGCGATCGGTACTCGCGGAATTGGTTACTTGCGACCAGAATTATCCGCTGATGGCGATTGAGATGTTTCCGCCACCGGACACGGCCCCGGGCACGCTTCGCCTCGATTACTACATGGTCATGACGGCCTTTGCAGCCACATCGACTACGGTAAACCTGCCCCCAGCATATGAGCAGGCGTTGCACTTCAATCTCGCGGTGGCCATGGCTCCCCAGTATGCACGCTCGGGGGGCGTGACGCCGGAACTCGCGGCGAACGCGCAGAACAGCAAGGCGGTAATCGTTCAGAAGAACGCCGACATCCTTGGGATCGGGCAAGCGCAACAGGCCGCCTAATGCCGACGACCACCGTACTTTCGGAATTGCTCAGGCCCGCCCTGCGGATGGCTGGTATCACGCAGCGTCCGGGGATTATTCCATCAACGGACCAATACACTGAGCTTATCCCGGAAGTAAACCGCATGTTGCAGTCCTGGAACTGCGACGGGCAGAAGATCTTTGCAACTTCCATCGTTGCCTACGAGTTAGTCAGCGCCCAAAAGATCTACACCATCGGACCAGGCGGGGATTTCAACGCGGTGCGTCCAATGTTCATCAAAGACGCGAACCTGATCTTCCCTACCAGCCCCGAATTGCGCACCCCGCTGAAGATACTCGATGAGCATGAATGGTCGCTGATCCGAATGCAGGATATTGGAAATTCCCTGCCCTGGTGTATTTTCTACAATCCGACCTACGGCCCAAGCGGACAGGGCACCATTTACCTCGCGTTTCAGCCCCCTGAGGGCTATCAGTTAGAGCTTTACACCTGGACGCCACTTGGAGCCAGCTTCACATCCATCATGGATCTGGTGATTCTCCCAGACGGCTACAACGACGCCATCGTAAGCAATCTGGCCATCCGCGCAGCCACGTTGTACCCCACGATGGCGACGGTAGGGCCAGATCTACGGAAACTCGCCGCAAACGCGCTGGACAGGCTGCAAACGCTAAATACGATATGCCCAACGCTGCGGTCGGAGGCTGAGTATCTCGGGATCGGTGGGAACTGGCAATGGTCAGGAATGTTCGCCACGGGAGGTGGATCGGGAGGTGACGTGAACTTACAGGCTTTTATTGTCTCGGGTGATATCAATGGGACCAATGGCAGCGATGGAAACCCGCTATTCACCTTGAGCCAGACACCGACATTCCTGGAATTGTTCAAGAATGGCGTGCATCAGATCCCGAACATCAGCTACACCCGATCGGGATCACTCATCACGTTCCTAGCTCCCAATATCCCCGTCACTGGTGATCTGCTGTATGCGCTCGGAACCATATGAACCGTTGGGTATTCTTCCTTGCGATCGGGCAACTTATGGCACAGCCGCAGGTTGATTACGTGAGGCAGGTACAACGCACACCAGCGGTGGATATCCGCACCTATCGGTTCACCTTGACGCCAACGCAAGGCGTCACGCTTGGGAATCTTGCTACAGCGGGCGTCAAAACCTTGACGGTTAGACCCTGTCCGGTGGGGGTTTCAGGGACCGATTCGGACCACTACCTGTATATTTCCGGTGGGGTCGGTACGGCAGAATCGGTTCTCATAACGGGCGGTTCCTGTACCAGTGGTGCGGTTGCAGGCGGCACGTTGATTTTTACGACCGCGCACACCCACACAGCAGACTGGCAGCTAACCAGCGCCACCTCGGGGCTGCAAGAGGCACTACTGGCCGTTCCCGGAAGGGATATTGACCTCACCGACGCCATGGACTTGCAAGCCCCGACCAAGATTCCCGTTGCCTTGCAGATGCGCGGCTTGGGGATTGGGAAATCGGTCTTCACATGCAGCGCATTGTTGACCGCGCCGGCGTTCACTGTAACCGGAACGGCTACAGGCTTCGGGTTTAGTGATTTCACGGTGGACATGACCGCCTGTGGCTCCCAAGATACGTTTTCATTGACCGCGCAGACCATTCGGCCCTACTTCGAGCGAATCGAGATCACCTATCCGACCGATGGAACAGGAAAGGCGTTTTACACGGAGGGCCCGGGCGAGCTTCACATGCTCAACACCATCATCACCAACTCAGGGTATTGCGTCGATATCCAGGGCGATAACGCGGGTGGGCCGGGAACGGAGTACTTCTTTGACAATGTGATTTGCGATTCTCCCGGCTCATGGGGATTTCGCATTTCTCGCACCGCGGCAACCGATGTAGGCGGGTATTACCTCAAGGCATTTAAGATCACCAATCCGCAGAGTAGGGAAAATGGCGGATTTCAGCTTACCTCGACCGTTGCGAACACACCGAGTGTGTTTTTTTGTGTTCAATGCGTGGGCGATAACATCAAGTGCTTTCCGGCTCTCGATATCAACAACCATGCGGCGCTGCACTTCGTTGAATCGTGGTTCACAAGCGGAGTTCTGGATTATGCTGCGGGACACTCTGCAATCCGGGTGCGGGGAACCACCACCGAAGTAAATTTCGTAGATATTCAAGCGCAGGGCCACGCTGACGGATTGCTGCTCGATGAGAATGCAACGTCAATCCGGTGGATCGCGGGGAAACTAAGCGGAGTAGATCTAGCGTGCGCGGCTCCCGGGTCTGGCGCATCGTGCGCCATTCGCGTCGGATCAAGCGCGGTACTGAACAACATCGACATCCGCGCTTCGATCATTGATGAATTTCCCATGACTGCGGTGGATCAGCAGAAATTGCTGCTTTCGGGTCAGCAGCCGATCACGTTTGTTGCTGCGAAGGTCTACACGTTGAATAACCAAGGGCTCGCGCAGACCTTTTGCATTGTTGATGCCACCGTTGGGGCCGATCCAACCGGAATCAAGTGCTTGGGCATTAACCATCTCGGATGGTTCGAGATGCGAAACAGCAACAACGATGACATTTTTGTTGTTACCGACGACGGCATCCCGGTGTTCCCCGAGACGGACCATATGGTAATTGGTGGTCCCACGGCGAACACCACACTTACATTCCCTACTCCCGTTTCTTCGATTGGGCTGACTTTCCCGGACACTGGCGGGACGATCGACACCACAGCGGGCTCTGTGACCGGAACCGTAGTGGTGAAGGGTTCAGCCGGCGCGAACTGTAACTTGGTTTTTACCAACGGGAGGCTGATGTCTACCACATGCCCATAATGAAAAGACTAATCCCGTTCCTGATCTCCACCGCAATCTGGGCGCAGCCATTCGTAGATATGCCCACGCAGGTGAAGCGCTTTGACCATGACCACACGACCACAGCCGGGAACATGGGCGGGCAGCTTGGGATTCAAGCGCTTTTGGATTCCATCAAATCAGGTGGCTCCACGGCAACGAAGGTAGCGACCGTCAATACGTCTCTGACGGCGGGGTTCTGTCTTGAAGCCGACGCGAATGGGAACGTTAAAACCGCGGCGAGCGGCGCGGCCTGCGGTACCGAGCCGTCTTATCCCGTTACCAGCGTATTCGGCAGGACGGGGGCGATTGTTGCAGCCACCGACGACTACGCCTTTACCCAGATCAACGGGACGAATGCGGTAAACAAGGGCGGAACTGGGGCGACGACACTTACTGGCATACTTCAGGGGAACGGGACGGACCCATTCACCGCAAATGCCGCGTCGAATATGCTCACCTATCTACGCAGACAGGCGAACACGACGACGGTAGCCTATAACTTCTCTGCGCTGGATGATCTGGTCGCGGGGGATTACTACTGGTCACAGCAGCCGGGTGGAACACTTAGTATTGGCGCGAATTCTGTCACGTTGACGCCCGGGCCGTTGGGCGTTGTCTACACCAAGCCAAACACCTACGTTTACATCACAGGTGGGAGCGGAACGCCGGAAGCGGCGCTACTGACAGGCGGGACCTGTGACGGTACGGGCCAATCCAGTTGTACGATCATCTTCACCGCGGCGAACAACCACAGCGGAGCATTCACGGTTGGAACAGCTACCTCGGGCATCAAAGAAGCCCTGAACGTACTCCCATCGAATGGCGGAAGGATCAGGCTTCCTGCGGCGTCAAGCCCGTATAATCTCTACGCCACTCTGTATATCGGTGATGGAGATGCCAGCGCACCGTCCACGATCAACGATGTGTCCCTGATCGGAGACGGCGGCGGGGCTACCAATTCAGAAGTGAACCCGGCTACAGCCGGAACGTTGCTGCAGTGGGCTGGCCCCGCGTCTGGAACCCTGCTGGATATCGAAGGGCCTTTTGCTGGTGCGAACCTGTCAGGTTTATATTTTGAGTGTGACGGGACCAATCGGGGCGCTACGGGGCTATTGGCAAATCACCCGTTTAACTCGAACTTCAAAAACCTGATCTTCAACGGCTGCTCGGACTATGCGATCAAGCTCTATGCCTATGGACAGCCGACGAACCTGGCAACCGGAGCCAATAACAACATCTGGGAACAAATCCAAGTGTATGCGGGCCTCTCGAATACGACAGCGGGCGGGTTGCAGATCGGCGCAGGCTCATTCACGCTTGGGGATTTCGTCAATGTGGCGCAGAACGTCTTTACGAAGGTCAACGTGGGCGCTGGGTCGGCTGGAACGGCGCTGGACCTAAGGCTTACCGATTCTCTGACGTTTACGCACTTCACAACGACATCTGGCAATCTCGGGATTTTGATTACCGATGTCGATGTGGGCGGTTTCCACTTCCCAACGGCGATTACGTGCATCATGTGCTCGTTCAATGGATCAACGACGCCAATTGATGATTCGAGCTATTTGGGGACGGGCATCGGCGGCTGGTTTTGGCCGTATAACAACGACCAGGATACGCTTCCCGACCCGGTAGGAACAAATGGATGGTCAGCGGGAGTCTCGAACTTCGGGCGGCATTGGGGAGCGTGGAAGAATACACCCGAGATCTATGCGGCAATAACTTCATCGACGGCGATTGCAAACACATCGACGGAAACAGAATTTAGCAAGACTTTCGATATCCCGGCTGGACTGCTAAGGGTCGGGACCCGGGTGCGCGTTACGGCATCGGGGAAGTATTCGACCACCGGAACCCCCACGATGCAACTGGCCATGAAGATCGGCGGCAATCCGTTTTCTGTCTTCCCGGCGACGGCGACACCGAACAACGCAAGCGATTACGGCTGGTCTTTTACCGGGGAATTTGTAACCCGAGCTACCGGGGCGAGCGGTACGGTGCAGAACGGGCACGGAATGGGCGGATTGGGTGGCGTGACGCCAGCGATGACAGCGTGGGTTAACAATTTCACGCTTGATACCACGATTGCCGAGACAATCACCGTAACGGCGGATTGGAGCGCGTCCAGCATGTCGAATACGATCACCATGGACACGCTGTCGGTGGAAGTCCTGGATGCGGGGTCGAACAACTGATGAGACTTGCCTTGGCCGGCCAGACCTATAACGCGCGAACGCTGGCGGCTTCGGCCCAGGCATGCATCAATGCCTACCCCGAACGCATCGAGGACCCGCAGGAGACGGCGAAGGGCGGGGCATTGCTCATCGGCTGCCCGGGCAAGCACCTATTCGCGGCGCTAGGTGGTACGGTCGGTACTCCCATGCGGGGTATCTGGTCCGGTGGGGGAAGGCTCTGGTATGCGGGCGGAACCCATTACGCCGAGATCAGCCCAGCTGGGGCTGTTGTGGGAAGCGTGCGAACGATTGCAGACGACGCAAGTCACTCCCCGGTTCTGTTCTTTGCCAACGGAAATCAGTTGTTCATCGTATCCGCCGGCCACGCTTATTGCGATAACGGGGCGGGTCCGGTGGAGATTACGCTTCCAACTCTCTCTGGCACGGCCACGGCATTAGATTTCTTCGTGGATTGGGTAAGCGGCGACCAATTCAACTCCGGGCTGGTAGGCAAGACGATCACCGTTGATGGTAATACCCGAACCGTTCTGCAGGTGCTTGGGCCTACCACGTTGACGGTTACGGCGACCTTCGGCGGCCTCGTAAGCGGTGATTTTACGACCCAAGCGCCGAGTCTCGCGGTGAGTAGCGGGGCCTACGGAGATGGATACTTCATTGTCAGCGTGGCGAACTCAAGGCAGTTCAACATCTCACCACTGTTCAATGGCATTGGAGACGCCGGGGATGGTGTCTGGAACCCTCTGGACTTCGGGGTTAAGGAAAGCTACCCGGATTACATCCGCTCAATCCTCTGGAGTAACGAGCAGCTGTATTTGTTCGGAACGGATAGCTTCGAGGTGTGGCAAAACATCGGCTCGCAGGTGTCCAACGGGGTCGCGACCTTCCCATTTCAAAGAATCGAAGGGGCGACGGGTAAGTATGGCAATGTCTCGCCCAATTCCCCGATTGCGATCGGTGGGCAAGTGTTCTTTCTTGGTGGAGACTCCACAGGCCAGACGTGCGCCTATGTTCTCGCCGGGTTTACACCGAAACGCATCAGTACTTACGCCATTGAAAGCCAGTGGACTAATGCGCTGTTGGGAGAGGGGGCCGTCTCCGCGTCCTATCAGGAAGAAGGTCACACATTCTGGGAGATTAGCTTTGGTTCGGGTCAGTTGACGTGGGTGTATGACTTAACAACGGGAGCATGGCACCAGCGGGGAACGTATACGGCTGGGAACTTCGGACCCTACGGAAGAACCTTCCATACGTTCATTACAAATTCGACATCATCCGCGAATGATTGGGGCGCAGGTGGAAAACACCTAGTCGGAGGAGACGGAACTGGGAACGTATACCAGCAAAGCCTAAATTTCTATGACGACGCTGGGAGCGACATCACCGGACAGAGAGCGCTTCCTTACCTGTACAACGGTGGAAACCGTATGTACTTCGGGCGCATGACGCTCGATGTTCAAACCGGAACAACTACGGGAGCAACACCGAGTATCGTACGCGAGTATTCGGACGATCACGGCTCAACATGGAAGACCCCACAATCGGCATCCTTGGGGGCAACTAGCGACACCTCGAAGCGCGTCTTTTGGCCGGTAGCTGGCTCGAGCTTTGGCCGGGTGTATCGTTTTACCTGGACCAGTTCAGCTAAAATTGGATTTGTAACATGCGACCATGAAGTAGTGAACGGTGTAACATAATGCCGAACTCGGAACAGTCGCTATTCTGTCCACCGCAACGCAACCCGTTCATCCAGGAACAGGGGGCCCAGCCGTTTGACCGCACGAAGGAGATCTTTAACGTAACATGGTGGCTGTACTTCCATAACATCGCGAGCTTTCTTGGCAGGCCATTAGTTAGACAGGGATTGCGGTCGGATAGGCTGGCGCTAGATCCTGGGAGCGTTCGACCCGCGACGCTGTTCACCGAAACCGATACGGGGCTGATTTACCAGATGCGCGTAGTGGATGGGGTGGCGGGATGGTACTACGTTGCTGGCATATATGCCCTCCTGCAGGCGGATATCCCGACTTTTGCGGCGACACTGGGAACAGGCGACGCCGGGGCCTTGATGGAGTCAACCGACTATTGCCACAAGTACCGTTGGGATGGCTCCGCTTTGGGCTTTGACCCTGGCGACGAAGGATCAGGCAAGATCGTAGCCGGCAGCGATGGATTTGTACCCAATGGGGGACTGTGGGCGTTATGCGACGGCGGAACGTATGGCTTTGCGCAGGCCGATGGAACCGTTGATACGGGGGTAACTCCAGATCTGACTGGTGATGTGGCGCTACTTGGTGCGGCGGCGGCGGATACGAGCTCCAGGCCAGCGGGTCGAGCAACTTGGGATGCGGCGGCAAAAACGGAGGATGAATCGGACACTCATACCCACAGCGTAACGGTATTGGGGAGCACAGACTACGAAGCCGGTGGATTTAGCGCCGTATATGAGCAGACCGTAGCAACAGGCACAGAAAGCGCTACGCACTATCATGATTTGACGGATACCAACGCTAAGTTGAATGTCCCAAGCGAATCGAATGGCGGCTTAGGCGTTCGCTACGCGCTGATTTGGTTTCAACGACGATGACCTACTCCCGCACAACCGATACTCGCCTGGTTAGATCATTTCTGACCGATCCACGGCTATGGAGACGCATGGTCAATGATGACGCACCAAAGGTGGACGACTTCCAGGTAAAGGAGAACCCGGATATAACCTACGTCGTCGGTGTAGAGAATCGAGCGATCGCGGAGGCGCTGTTTCTGCTGTGCAAGTCGGATTATGGACCGAAGACGGCAGAAGTGCATTTTTGCCTAGTTCCCGATGTGTGGGGGCGATCAATCGAAGTGGCGGCGGGGTTTCTGCGGTGGGTGTGGAAGAATACTAACCTGAACCGGCTCATCGGGAAGCTGCCTTCATATAATCGCCTTGCAAAAAAACTAGCAGAGGCGGTTGGATTCAGGCAATTCGGTATTAAGAAGCGAGCGGGAACGCGGCGAGGTGTGACCTTTGACTTACTGTTGCTCGATCTGCGGAGGCCGGCATGACTAAGAATCAGATATTGGAATTTGGACCTATCGGCCCGGAGATACCCGACCATCGGCGGTTCGACCCCATCACGGCGATTACGGTCGCAAGCGCGGGAAGTAGCATTCTCGGCGGATTCTTCGGCGGAAACTCCAAAAAGAAAGCGGCCCAGTTACAGGAACAGGCCTACAAAGACGCCGCGGCGCGAACCGATAAGACCACGCAGGATGTCAATGGAAACATCATCGGCGCGGGGCAGGCGAGCGCACAGCAAGTACGTCAAGCGGCTGGCGAGGGCATAGCGCGGGTTGATGAGAACACCATCAATGCCAATAAGCTACTTGACCCATACCGGGAATCTGGCGATGTTGCGACCGGAGAGCTCACCAAAAATCTAGTCGCTGGTGGGGATTTCAATAAAGCCCCCACAATGGCCGATATCCAGATTGATCCTGGGTTTGAGTTTCGCAGACAGCAGGCACAGAAGGCCCTGGAGGCATCGGCGGCGGCCCATGGTGGAGCGCTGGGTGGCGGAAATATCGGTGCGATTCTCGGCCTCAACTCGAATCTTGCATCGCAGGAGTACCAGAGCGCCTTTCAGCGATTCCAAACGAGCACACAGAACCGCTTTAATAACCTGAATACGGTTGCGGGGCGCGGGGCGCAAGTTGGCGAGTCTCAGGGTCAGAACCTCATTGGTGGCGCGAAATACGGAGCAGACCTGAACTATCGCTCTGCCGATGATGCGGCCAACTTCAACAACAACGCAACGCTGATAGCGGGGCGCAACTCCATCGAAGGGACGCGGGACGTAAACGACTACTTGACGGGCGGGGCGCAGGCTCGCGGCGCTGGGATAGTAGGAAAAACCAACTCCATCGTAGGTGGTGTCAACGGGGCCACGAACGCCTTCAGCCAGTATGCGCTGACCCGAAATTATCTCAAGAATCCAGGAACCAATTACGGCAATAGCAGGGGCACGGTGAGGGGCTACTGATGATTAGACCAGATACCTCATTCATCACCGACCCGACGCCGCAAGCGCAGATCGCGAGCCCGCTGGAAACTCTCGGCAAGATAGCGCAGTATCGCAACATTTTGGCGCAAGGGCAACTTCACCAGTCTCAGATTCGCAACGAGGAAGAGCAGATCCGCCAGCATAGGATTGCCAACGACGAAGCGGAGCGAACGCAGCAGGAGCACGCCAAGTTTCAAGACCTAGTGGGGCAAGTGGGATTCACCAAAGCGCGGGAGATCGCGCCATCGCAGGGGATTCGCTCCGAGTACCTGTTCAAGCTCGATGATGAAGTGAACAAGGCTGCAGAGCAAATAGCTAAGACCGGCAGCGAAAAAACCAAGGCGGAAGAAGCGCGGATTAACCTGATTCACGATAACCTAGCCCCCGTTTTGGCTGCGGAGGCAGACCCGGTTCAGCAGAAAGCGCTATTTGAGGCTAAGCAAGACCAACTGACCGCAGCGGGGCAACTGAAGCCAGAGGAGCGGGTGCAGTATCAAGGTCCCGAGCAGGTACGGCAACTGTTTGCCAAGGTTACGACGTTAAAGCATATCAATGCGGCCGCGGAGGAAAAGCGCAAGGCGGATGAAGCGGCAGCAAAGGCCAAGGATGAGCTTCGCAAGGAAACCGATGCACAGGTGAAGGCGCGACAGGACGCCGCTGCGCAACTGGCGGTTGCAACAACGCAGCAAGAGTACGACAAGATCATGAGCGGATTGTCGCCGGCCGTGGCGCAGAAGTTCCCGGCTGCGTTTGATCCGAAGAAAACGCCAGAGCAGGTGCGGCGCATGGGGATGACCCCTGAACAGCAGGCGCAAGAGCAGAATCAAGCGACTACCCGCACAGAAACAGAGCGAAACCATAGAGCAATGGAGGTGATCGCGCGGGCCCGCGTCGGCGTTGAGTCCAAGAATGTAGCGGATAAGAACGCATCTCGAAAAGCGCTGGCAGATGTGGTTCTGGCGAATCCCAATTTGTATGACGAACTGACACCCACGGATAAGGGCCACATCGCAGCGGACCTGGCGGAACGCGGCTTTGAAGGATTCGGTAAAAAACCATCCGAAGCGGCGGTGAAGCAAATTACGCAGACCCGCAACGCCCTCGATGGACTCAGGGAACTGAAAGACACCCTGAAGGCCAATGAGCGACTACTCGGCCCGGTAAGTGGCCTAGAAACGATCCTGCCGTATGCTACGGAGCACAAGCAGGTGCAGGCCAAGATTGACCTGGTGCGGCAGCGGGTCGGGAAAGCATTAGAGGGTGGCGTTCTTCGCAAGGAAGATGAAGAAAAGTACAAGAAAATCCTCGCCACGATGACAGACACGCCGGATCTGGCGATTTCCAAGACCGAAAGCCTGATTGCCGATATCGAGCGAGAAATGGGCAATTACACCGACGAATTACGGCGCAGCGGTCGGAACGTGAAGGCGACAGCGGGGGGCGGTTCCGGCAAAAAGGGTGACCCACTAGGGATTCGATAATGGCGACAGTCGCAGAGCTCGGACAGAAGGTAAAGGCCAAATACCCCGGCCAGTACGACGACATGTCGGATGCTGATCTGGGGCAAAAGGTAAAGGCCAAATACCCAAGCGACTACGGCGACTTCACGGACGCGCCCAAGGATCGCATTCAGGCTGGCGTCGAGGCTTTTGACAAGACCAAGGCGGCATTTGAGTCTCAGCCGCGGCAGTCGATGCTAGATTCTGCGGTGGAAGCGGGCAAGCAGCTTGGTGGAGCCGTAACGGGAGTGGTTACAGGGATACCAGACGCAGTAAGGGCGGTCGGGGAATTCCTAAGCAATCCGAACGAATGGGCAAGGCGGCACTTTGACCCATCACAAGCGAATGCTGGCCCAGGCGCGGCGGGCGTCAATCCACTTACAGAGGCTCAGGGCACAGCGGTAGCGGCGGTATTGCCATCGGTAGCTGAAGGCGTCGGGAGCGGCGCTAGGGCTGCGGGAAGCGCCATTAAAAGGGGCGCTACGAAGG